CAATACGGGCGGGATATCTTTGTGCATGACGTGGTGTTCAACCGCAAGGATAAGTCCGTAACGGTGCCTATCGTGGCGAACAGGCTTGCCAAATGCAAGGTACGGAAGGTACGCTTCGAAGCGAATGTCGGCGGACAATCCTACGCGGACGAGATAAGCGCAAAGATCAAGGAAATACCCTATGCTTGCAACGTTACCTCGAAGAAAGCCCCGAACACTATGAGCAAGCTGTCGAAGATAGAACAGTTTCAGCAGAATATCCGTGAAATCCATTTCCGAAGGGATAAAGGGCGCGGGCGGGAGTACGATCTGTTCATCAACGAGTTGCAGACGTTCTCGTTCACCCAGAAGAATCTGCATGATGATGCCGCCGATTCTCTTGCCGGATTGTGCGATATGGCGATAAATGGAGTGGTGAAGATACAAGTATTAGGTGTCAGACCGTTCTAAAATGAATAATGTAACCCCATACCTTGTGGTGTGGGGTATTTTTATGCCCTTTTTTACAAATATCAGACGTACTCCGTACACTTCTGTTGTCCTCTAAAGGTTTTTTGTTAGTGTGGGAGATAGAGAACCTTTATTGTTTTCACTTTTCGCATACACCCACACCCGCCCGTGGGTGCAAACGCGGGCAGCTCCCCTTTTAAGTCGATTGTGAGGTAAACGCATGGAAGAGATCATTACATCAAACATGGGCTTATACGGTCGCAGACGCATTTATACGAATGCGGATGTTATCACGGCTGAGAACGTCCTTGAAGAAGTGAATAGTGCGCTCAATACCCACATGGAGAATCTGAAAGAGGAAGAGTATCTGTATTGGTATCGTCGCGGTTTGCAGCCGATTCTTGAACGAAAAAAAGAGATCAGGAGTGAAATCTGCAATAAGGTGACGATCAACAACGCAGACATGATCGTGACATTCAAAGACGGGTACTTCCTTACGAAGCCCGCAACATATATCAGCCGGAAAGAGGACGAGGGCATCACCGAGACGGTGAAGCAGCTGAATGAGTACGTCAATCTCTCCGGCAAGTATGAAGCAGATAACCAGGTCGTAGATTGGTTCCATACTGTCGGTCTTGGCGATCTGTATGTCGAGCCAAACGATGAACCGGGCATCCCGTTCAAGACCTATGCCCTTGACCCCAGAAGCGCGTGTGTGGCATACAGCCGTCAGCCGGGAAACAAGCCTGTAATGGCTATCAAGATTGCGGTTCAGGATAAGAAGGTCATGGTGGACGCGATCACGAGGGAGTATTTCTTCCGTCTCGAAGGCAAGACACTCAGCAATGACGAGCTGAAATATGGCTATGCTCCCGATGCTTCGGCATTCAACCTGAGATACCTCGGAGCCGAAGCTAACATCATAGGCGAAATCCCCATTGTTGAATATACATATAACAAGCTGCGCATGGGTGCTTTTGAGAACGTCCTGTCTATCATGGACGAGATCAACCTTGTGCAGAGTAACCGCATAGACGGCATAGAGCAGTTCATACAGAGCCTTATGATTCTGTATAACTGCGACCTGGACGAAGGACAGACGGCGGCCTCCATCCGCAAAGCGGGTTTTGTGGCCTTAAAGAACAGCGGAGAGAACAAGGCCGATATCAAGGTCCTCAACGAGCAGTTAGACCAGTCACAGACTCAGGTAACGCTGAAAGACCTTTACGAACAGATGCTTGACAAGGCGGGCGTTCCGAACTCGGTTCATGACGGCGGTTCAACTTCCGATACCGGGTCCGCTGTTTATCTCCGTAACGGGTGGGCAGTTGCCGACACTTGCGCGAGGAACACCGAGGACGAGTTCAAACAGGCGAATGCGTACTTTGACCGTATCATTCTTGCCATCTTGAAGAAGAAGATCGGGTTCAGCCTTAATCGTTCGGATTTTGAGTTAAAGATAGTCCGCAACGACCTCTCGAACCTTCTTGTAAAGACACAGGCGGCTATGAACATGAAGGATTTGGGATTCGCACCTGCACTTGCTTTTGAGCGTTCGGGCTTATCGAATGACCCGTTGACCGATGTTGAAGTCAGCAAGGAATACATCGAGAAGGTTTGGAGCAATCAGCCGACCGCACAGCAGACGACGGACGGAGACCCGAACGCATCTGTACAGAACTCTACCGAACCGAGGGACAGGACGGAAGGCGGTGAGCCTGATGCTGCTAAGGCTTGACGAACTGAACTCCCTACAGAGCGATATAGAGCGTTATCTGGGAAATAAGTCCAAGATAACGGACTTAATGCTCGATTGGCTTGCTCTCGCGTATGCAGACGGCAAGACGGACGTGGAAGATCAGCTGCGGGGCGAGACGGATATCCCGGTAGGGCGCATCCAAGAAGTGATATATTCCAAGGTCGGCGGCAAGACCGCTTTTGAGCGAATAGAAGATGACCTTGACAGCATCGAGGATCTGTTCTTGCTGTTCGAGAATGAACGTCAGAGGGTGTACAACACGGCGGGCCATGATACGGCTGAAAATCTCGGTGCGAAGTACAAGACGTGGCACACGATGCTTGATAACCGCGTCAGAGATTCACATGAATATCTCGAAGGCATGGTAAAGCCCATGAACGAACCGTTCTACACCTACAACGGAAATTCGGCTATGTACCCCCGGTCATTCGGTGAGCCGTCGGAAGATATCAACTGTCGCTGCTACGTTACATACACAAAGTGATTTACGGCTTTATGCCGTGGATATAACAGCAGAGACGCTGTATAAAAAACGCAAAACCACACTTAACGGCGCAACAGAAAGAACTGTTGTAAATCAAATGCAAAGGAGAAATTGAACATGGCAGAAGAAAACAAGAACACTAACCCTGAGAGCGAAGCAAAGGATAAGCCCGGTACTGCGGCAAAAACCGAGGACAAGAAGGACGAAGTTGATTACAAGGCCGAGTACGAGAAGATGCTTGCGGAAAACGCGAAGCTGAAACAGGCCACAGATAAGGCTTGCGGAGAAGCCGCTGACTTCAAGCGTCAGTTAAGGGAAAAGCAGACCGAAGCCGAGAGAGCCGAAGCCGAGAGAGCGGAGAAAGAAGCCGCTACTCTTGCGGAACTTGAAAAGTATCGTACTGAAAGCCGCATCAACGGCTATAAGACGAAACTCATGGAAAGCGGCTACGACCTTGAAACAGCTGCTTCAATGGCGGCGCAGTTACCCGAGGGCGTGGGTGATGATTTCTTCGCCAAACAGAAGGCTTTCATGGAGAACAAAGCAAAGTCCATTGAAGCCGAGTTGCTTAACAAACAGCCCAAACTCTCACAGGGCGGCGGCCTTACTCAGAAGGATCTCGATAAATCCGAGTATGAGCAGATGCGCAAGTGGGCGGGGCTGTAATACCCGGAAGGAGACTTTAAATTATGGCTAACACATTTGAATTAGCGCAGAAGTTCTTACCCATCCTTGATGAAGTCTACATGAAGGAGAGTAAGTCAAGCGCACTTGAAACCAGAGACGGCGTTCTCTTCACAGGCGCAAACACCATCAAGCTGTATGAGACCAACATGGACGGTCTCGGAGACTATGATCGTCAGAACGGATTCATTACCGGCGATGTAAACGGTGCATGGAACCCTTACACTCTCGAAATCGACCGCGGACGTTCGTTCACCATTGACGTGATGGACAACGACGAGACCCTCGGTATGGCATTCGGCACTCTTGCAGGTGAGTTCCTTCGCACGAGGGTCGCTCCCGAGAGCGATGCCTACACCTTCGCAAAGATCGCCGGAACAGACGGTATTTCCCACGGCACACACGATGCCCTCGCGGATATCACCGACGCTACCGACGAACTTGACAAGGGAATCGCGCAGCTCAACGAGGACGAAGTACCCGACACCGATAGACTTTGCTACGTTTCGGAGAAGTTCTATCAGAAGATCCAGGGCGCGATCACAAAGTCCATCACCAACACCGAGACCAACGTGAACAAGACCATTGAGGTTTACGACGGAGTACAGATCATCCGCGTTCCTCAGAGACGTTTCCTGTCCGCTATCACCCTGTATAACGGCAAGAACGCTCAGAAGGCTGGCGGCTATGTTCCCGCTTCAACGAACTATGACCTTCATTTCATCATGCTGCACAAGCCCGCTGTGAAGAAGGTCACAAAGCACTCGGTTCTCCGTATCTTCGCCCCCGACGTAAATCAGCAGGCCGACGCATACAAGGTTGACTACCGCGTATACTACGATGCTTTTGTAATGAAGAACAAGAAGAAGGGCATCTACTTCCTTCGTTCTGACGTGGCGAACACCTGATAACCCGTTGTTGATTGCCCCGCTCACTTTCCGAGTGGGCGGGGAATGCTTTTTTCAGAAGGAGAATTTGACTTATGGCATTCGCAATCACTACAAGTCCTGAAAAGCCGAAGTGGAAACCCGATTATTCCCCGGCAGACAGACAGGAGAACTATAACGCGATCATAGATTTTATCGGTGCATATCTGCCCCTTGCTGCCGTTGCGATCATCACGTATGACGCGGCTACAAAGGTGGCTACGCTTACGGCGCAGACTCCGAAGTACGGAACACTTTCCTATCAGTGGGCGGCATCGGATACCGAGGATGGAACATACACCGATATTTCCAGCGCAACCTCGACAACCTTTACGGCTACTTCCACCCAGAGCGAGAAGTACCTTGGCTGCAAGGTTACGAACACCCTGAACGGCGTAAGCACTACCGCGCTGATTAAGTGGGGCAAGCTGCCTGAAATCTCATAAGGCAGAGGAAGGAAGGTCTAAGCATGGTTAGACGTAACGAAGATGGTTCTATGTTCATCGGTGAAGTGGTGGAAGAGGTAAAAACCGAGACGAAAACCGGGATAATCGGAGATCAGTTTTTGGAAGAAACCCCCGAAGAAACCAACGCGGAGATCGTGGAAGAAGTACCCACGGAGGCACCCGTGGTGAAGGAACCCACTCCGAAACCGAAAACATCGACACAGCGCAAGGCTCCCGGCAAGGGCAAGCGCAAATAACACGGCATTGAGAGGTAACGGATATGGATACAGCGAGTAAACTTGCGGTCGTTAAGACCTTTTTAGAGGTTGCACAGAATGACACCACTCTTGACAACGAAATATCCGTTTACCTCGATATGGCGAAGAACGAGATATTGAACTGGATGTACATTAACAAGCCGGACAAAAGGGCAGAAGTAACCGAAGTGCCGACACGTTATGAAATGGTGCAGGTCAATGCGGTGATAAATGCTTATAACCACAAGGCCGCAGAGGGTGAGACTGTACATAACGAGAACGGCATTAATCGCACGTTCAAGTACGATGATATGGTTGCGTATGTCCGTACACACGTCTTTCAGGTCATCTAGGGGGTGAGTGTATGCGGTCTTTAGCGAGAAATAAGCAAAAGATTTATTACGCCCTTTACGGTGGCAAGGAAGAGATCAGGGATGAATGGGGGAATCTTACGGGCGAATCTCATCTGATTTACGGAGATCCCGTAGAGTACCGCATCAACGTATCTGCGGCACGTGGTACGGCTGACGTAGAACAGTTCGGTATCAATGCAAATTATACAAAGACAATGGTAACGAATGACCTTTCCTGTCCGATTGACGAAACAACGCGGTTATGGATAGGGATTGAGCCTACTAAGCCGCACAATTACGTTGTAGTGTCGGTGGCAAAGTCAATCAATTCGATTACCTACGCAATAAGGGAAGTGAGCGTCACATGACGATCGAGTTTGAACTGTCCGAGAAGTCAATCGAAAACGCCATCCATCATGTCGAGCTTTACCGCAATGACCTTAAAAAGAAAACGGAGATCTTTGCTGACAAACTGGCTGAGGATGTAAAGACCAATGCGGAGAATCAGTTGATCGAACACGTTGAGACGGGAGAGACATTTGATTCGTTGCGGATTGAAAAGACGGGCATTTACACACGTCATGTCCTTGTAAGCGGCGCGGCTGTATGGCTCGAATTTGGTACGGGTGTCGTAGCAAACCATGCCTATCCGGGTGAATACCTTCATCCCAAAGCTGTTGAGTTGGGTATGAAAGGCATCGGAACATACGGCAAAGGGAACGGAGCGAATCCGTGGGGATGGTGGTACATCGACGAAAGCGGACGTAAGCGGCATACCTACGGTATTCCCGCAACGATGTTCATGTACTATTCGGCTATGACCACGCGTGACAGGATTCCCGAAATGGCAAGGGGGTTATTCCACACATGATTGACATAGAAGATCAGGTATTCAATACTGTTGCGAATGCGCTCCGGGCCATATACGGAGACGGCATATCCATTGACGGCGAGTATGTCGAGAGTCCGTCGGTATTCCCTTCCGTGAGTCTTGTCGAAGGTGACAATTCCGAGGTAGAGACGAACAGAACCCTCGCAAGGCTACCTGAAACGGCTGCAAACCTCATGTACACGGCTAATGTCTATAGCAATAAGGCCACAGGCAAAAAGACCGAAGCAAAGGCGATTATGGACGTGGTAGACGAATGTATGCACAAACTCGGTTTTCGGCGCACGATGCGCTCACAGCTCCCGAACGTAGACCGTACCATTTATCGGGTTACGGCTCGTTATACACAGATTTTCCAAACATTTTAACAGGAGGCAATAGGCATGAATGAGATCATTACTGTTGGCGCAAGAGTCAAATATGCGTTCGAGACTACTCCGGGCGTAAGACCTACGAGCGGCTATGTAACACTTGATAATGTTACCGAAGCACCCGAAATCGCTCTTTCGCTCGAAACCATTGATGTTTCAAATATTACTGATAAGATTACCCGCTATGTTGAGGGTAGGCAGGACCCCGGCGGCGAAAAGCAGTTCACCATTAACCACTCTGACGCAGGTATCACTGAGTGGAACACCCTTGTTGCCCTGGCTGAGACAAAGAAGGCCAGCGGACTTCGTTGTTGGTGGGAGTACAGATACCCCAACAGCGCCAATTCATTCTTCTTCTGCGGCACACCGAAGCAGATCGGCAACAGCGGTATCACAGGAAACAGCGCATCGACCATCACCGGCAGCGTTGTATTCGAGGAGCTTGGCGGATGGCAGCCCCACTCCGCAGAGATTACTCCTTCGGCTACTTCAACGAGTGTTACGGCGGGTTCAACGGGTTCCGTTACCCTTACCAACAGCGTAGGCAACGTAAAGATTACCGCTAGTAATCCTGCTGTTGCTACGGCTACCGAAAGCTCAGGCACCGTAACTATCACGGGCGTAAAGGCCGGCACTTCGATACTCACTATCGAGGACGGAAATCATGACGCTTGCAAGGTAGTTGTCGAAGTAACGGCGGCGTAAATAACGTGAGATAGAAACAGAGGACAGAGGTTCGCCACCTTTTCGAGCGTCCATGTGCGCCGATTACTCTGTTTTTATAAATAATTCAACCTACATGGAGGATATGATTATGGCAGAGAAAAAGACAGTAAACAAAGATGGTTCAAGGAACGTCAAGCCTATCCGATTACATGACAGCGTGACGGGCGATATCTACGTCTTGGAATTTAACCGAGAGACGGTTAAGTATGCCGAAGATAGAGGGTTTAGGGTAAATGCTCTTGATGAAGGCGCGATCGTCTCGGCAACGGAAGAACTGTTCTGGTACGCATTTAAGATGCACCATCCGAATATCAGCAGAGCCGAAACGGACAAGATCCTGTACGACAAGCTGAAAGGACTGCCGAAGGGCATGATGGAAAGGCTTGTGGACTTGTATCTCGAACCCGTATATACACTTGGACAGAGCGAGGAAGATGCAAAAAACGCGACAATGACAGCGGAGTTTTAATCGAAGAAACAGATACTCCGTTGTCATATACGGATATTTTTATGCAAGTTCTCCCGTACTATTTGGCAATCGGTATGCCGTATGAGCTTTTTTGGAATGGCAAACCTTCTCTTGTCAAAGTATATCGCGAAGCTCACGCAATAAAAGCCGAGCAGCACAATCAGGAAATGTGGGCGCAAGGCCTTTACAATTTCAGGGCTTTTCGGGCGGTTATGGAAGGCTTCGGCTACGGATTGAGCGGCGGTAAGGGTAATAAGCCTAGTGAATATCCGCAGGAGCCTATACCTTTTACAGAGCGTGAGCAGATAGCCGCAAAGGAACGCAATAAGCAACGTACCCTTGCGTGGGTAGAACGAGGACAGCATTGAGGTGAGTTATGGCAGAGATAGATACGTTAGAAGTCAAAATAAAAGCGAATGCTCAAAACGCGGCTGATGCGTTGAATCGTCTTGCCACGTCCTTAAAGAACGTAAAAACCGCACTCGCCGGAACGAAGAAAGACGGGATAACGGTTACTCAAAAGCTGTCAAAGAGCATCGGAGACCTGAATAATGCTTTACGCGGTATAGACGGTAGCGGATTAAAGAACCTCAATAGACTCTCCACCGAACTGTTTAGATTTGCTAATGCGACGGCAAGGGTAAAAGGTGTAAGTCGTGGGTCAAGCATTACAAGCGCAGTTAAAGACGCACAACGTGCTATCGGAGCGGCTAACGGCTCTAAAGGTTCTAACAGTATGGTTGTAAAGGACCGCATGGAAGATGTCTCGGGCGGCTCAGCTGTTGTAAATATGAAGCGCGTATCCAGGGCTTGGTACGAGATAGATCAGGAGTTAGGCCGTGTGCGAAAGAAACTCGGAACTGTAACGTTTGGGTTCGGAAAATTGTTCAAGGCGATTGGTCGAATCGCGTTCTACAGGGCTATCCGTTCAGCACTCAAAGCAATAGGTGAAGCGTTTTCTGAAGGCTTAAAGAATGCTTACGGCTACAGTCAGCAGAGTGAGACCTTCAAGCGTCTTGCGGATACACTTGACCGCGCTGCGTCAAAAACAGCACAGATGAAAAATCAGTTAGGCGCGTTGTATGGAGAGTTTAAACAGTTCATACAACCGGCCCTTGAATGGCTGATTGAAAAAGTAAGAAGCATCGGAGAGCGCCTTACCGAACTGTTTGCAGCTCTCAACGGTGAAAAGACATACTTACAGGCGCAGCTCGTAGCTACCACATGGGGAGATGCTACGGATGCAGTAAAGAAGTATAAACAGCAGTTACTCGGTCTGGACGAATTGAACAACCTTACCACTCAGACAAGTGGAAAGAGTGACGAAACCGATTATTCGACCTTATACAAAGAAGTGTCGGTAAATGATAAGCTCCTGAAAGTTGGCGAACAATGGGGCGCATTAAAAGAGAAAATAAAAGGTTCGATCGCAGAGATTGAACTGTTTGTCGGCGGTGCGCTTATTGGTTTGGGCGCGGTCCTGACATTCAGCGGGGCGAACATTCCGCTCGGATTAGCAATGTTAGCGGGAGGAACATATATCGGTCTTAAAGCCATCACGGAGCATTGGGATGCACTCAATGGTTCTGTAAGTGATTCATTGGCAAGCATCGGTCTTATACTCGGTGGTGCCGCGTTCGGTGTCGGTGCAGTATTGGCATTCAGTGGTGCGAACGTTGGTCTGGGTATCGGAATGATGATAGGTGGCGCAAGCGTTGCCGGATATTCAGCCAAAAAGCTGAATTGGAACAAGACGAACAAGAACGTCAAAGAGAAAACCGCAAGATTGATTACTATTTTAAGTGGCGCAGAGTTGGCAATCGGTGCAGTTCTGGCGTTCAGCGGTGTTTCTCTCAAATTAGGTATCCCGCTTATGGCGGCGGGTGCTGTAGGTCTTGCAACGGCAGCTACGTTGAATTGGGATTCAATTTCTTCCGAGATTCGCGGAGCATTCCAGAAATTTGCACCATTCTTTGCGCTGACTGGAATTGGTAGTATGGCTGTTGGCGCGTTGTTGCTATTTACAGGGCATATAGGATTAGGTTTAGGACTGCTTGTAGGGGGCGGGTTCTTAACTGCGACTACAATATCCTTTAATTGGGATAGTATTCTGACCGGGTTGAAAAACGCATGGATAAAGATCCAGCAATGGTGGAACAGTAACGTTAAGGGTACTATCAACAAAGCCGTGAATTGGCTTGAAAAAACTCTTGGATGGGATGTTAACGGCGATGGCAAGATAGCCGGATTGCAAGAGGATTTTACTTCTACGTTGGAATCGAGTTTGAGCGGTAAGCTGCATGGTGGCACAAGCTATAAGTTTGGCGATACTACAGAAGGGCAGACACGCACAAAGAACATTACGGGTACTGGCAAGAATGTTTACGTTAGTGGACCGTCCGAATACACGACAAAGCATTATTTACCCGGATATGAGCCGTCAGAGATTACTGTTAATGTAAATATTCCATTTGGTGGTGGAAACAAGGCATCTAATACTGTGGCGCGTCTTAACGCTATGGGTGGTATCAACAAGCCTGGTTCACTCTTCTACGCGGGCGAAGCAGGACCTGAGTTTATCGGTTCAATGGGTAATACTTCTGCTGTAGCAAATACCGGGCAGATGACGGATGCAATCTACAAAGCGGCGTACATGGGAATGAGCAGAGCGTTACAGGAGAACGGCGGCAACGGTCTTGCGGGATTTGAACCCGCCACAACGGAGGACTTGTTCATAGCCATGAAGAAGAAGTCGAGTGCATACACAAAGAGAACGGGGCAAAGTGCTTTTGCCTAAAGAATAGGGGGATAGAGATATGGCTTATCAAGGTTATCTGATTAAGGTGGGTACATATACTATCCCCCTTAAATACATCAAATATGATACATTTCAGGGGCTATGGAGTACCACAGACGTTGACAGCTACCGAGACGCTAATTCCACGGCTCACAGGGATTCGGTTCAGTTAAGACACCCGATGAAGGTTGAGTTTGAAACGCCGGATATAAGTGAAACGGATTTCCGCGATTTAATGTCAAACATTCAATCACAGTATCTAGGCACTACAACCTTGTGGAACGGCAAACAGGCAAAGACTTGTTTGGTTAAGGCGTGGATAGCTGAACTAGGGGAATACAAAGAGGATTACTGCTATGTTCCTGATATCCCGATAACAATACGCTATGCCGATAATAACCAGTTGAGGTATGACCCTATAAGAATCGCATTTATCGGCTACGCATCTGATTTAGCAATGTAAGGGGGGTGAAAGGGTTTGATTCCTTACAATTATGACAATCCCGCATTTGCGGCACAGAAAGACTTACTGATAACGGACGGAACAGTTACGGTAAACGGAATGAATTACACCGTGACAGGTGCGACAGTTACGATCACGAATGAGCTGTTGGAGTCCGAGGCATTTGAGCTGAACCAGAGTTTAAATTCGGCTAGTCAGTTGACGTTCGGCAGCTGTGAAAGCAGCTCGGTATCGTTCGTTATACACGATAATATTCCCACCTTAAAGGGTAAGACCTTAAAGGTTTATCTGATACCCGATTCTGACGCGTCTAAAATGCTTCAAATCGGCGTTTACAAGGTGGAAGAAGATAAACTATCGGCTGACCGCACAAAGCGGCAAATAACGGCTTATGACGCGCTCTATGACATACTGAACGCAGATGTAGCCGGATGGTACAACAGTTTATTGCCGGATAGCAATAGTACAGTTACCCTCGGTCAGATGCGATTTGCTCTTACGGCTTATTTCGGTCTGACACAGGAGACAATCAGCCTGCCGAATGACAACCTTGTTATCAAGAGGACGATTGAACCCGAGACGTTGAGCGGCGCAGACGTAATCAAGGCGATATGTGAACTGGAAGGCTGTTTCGGACAGATAAGCAATGAGGGTAAGTTCAAATATGTAGTGCTGTCGGAAAACCTCGATGCAGGCTTGTTCCCGTCAGATACACTCTATCCCGCGAATGACCTTTACCCGCAAGACGTGAACCATGATGTTGACCCGATATCGAAAGCACATTATATCGGTACACCTAGTTTTGAAGATTGGAACTCGGAGAGCATCACGGGCTTGACGATCAGGACGGATGATGCGGATGTGGGTGTTACAGTCGGCACAAATGAAAATGTCTACGTCATAACGGGCAATTTCCTTGTGTACGGCTATAATGCGACACAGCTTACGACAGCGGCAAATAACGCGCTTTCAAACATGAGAAACCGCTACTACAAGCCGTGTACCGTAAATGCTGTCGGAAACCCACTTCACGAAGTCGGAGACGGTATCAGAATCAGTACCACGTATCGCGGTATCGTAACGTATATACTGGAGCGAAAGTTATCCGGCATTCAGGCATTACGCGATACCTATTCGGCTAACGGGGAACAGTATTACAACGAACAGCTTAACAGCGTAGCAAGTCAGTTTAAGCAGTTAGCCAACAAAACCACGAAGATAGAAAAAGACGTTGACGGAGTGAAGGTGTATGTGGATGAACAGCTTGACGATACGGTGCAAGGTTCATACGCATACGTGACCGCAGAGGAAATAGGGGCAAAAGTCAGCAAAGAGACTATCTTAACCGATCTTAACTCAAAACTTGATTCAAGTAGTGTTCGGATTTCTTCGAACAGAATCACTTGCGAGAGTACGGGTTCGCTTGTGGTGGATACCACGAATTTTAAACTTGACGCAAGTGGGAACGCAAAGTTTAGCGGAATAATCGAGGGTGCTACCCTAAAGGCGGGTACATCGATTCTCGCATACGATCAGTACAGCTCGCAATATGCGGCTATGGCATCTAGCGGTTTTGCACTCACCGATGTTAGTAGCGGCACAAATATGATAGATGCGTATGCGCAGAATATCTATTTGCGAGAGCCGGGATATGGTAGTACAAACTTCGTTTGGCTCTACACGGATTCGGTAACGCATAAGTCGCAGCTCTATTTAGGCGGTAGTGGCGGGCATCTTTCATTACAGAGTAATGGTTCTATCGGCTCTAGCGGAGCAGTAGCCGTGTCGGGTACAAGTTTTACATTCAACGGCTTTAACGTTCTTACGGAAAATAGTCAGATTCCGATACCGACCACCCTTAAAGTAGAGCAGATCCAGAACAGTTCAGGCAACTCGCGAATCAATATTGATTACGGCTCGTCCGCATACAACATCGTGCTGAACGGCTCGGTAAACATCGGTAATGGTTCGTCAAATGATATCCGCATCAAGGGTAGGGATGTGAAGTGGAAAGCCTACAGTTCCCTTGCGGCGGGTGATTATGTATTAGTGGAGAATCAGGTATGATGGAAGATTTTGAAAATGCTTTAATCAATCTTATCAACGAAACACCGCTCCCGTTCGAAGCGAAGCGATATGTCGTCCTGAAAGTGGTAAGAGACGTAGAGGACGCGTACCAGGCAGAGAAGAAAAGACGATTAGCCGAGCGGGAGAGCGGGAATGACGATAGAGGAAGTGATAAAGCGGATTGATTCAATCCCTGTCACGGAAATGTATACAGACGCAGAGGGTAATTACATCGGCAAGGCACTCACGCGTTGGGTCGATGTAAAAGCAAAAGCCCTAGAGATATTGAAGGAATTTGAGAAACAAAAGGAAGAAAGCGAGGTAAAGCCGGATGAATAAGTGT